AACATAATCGGGATCAAAGGGATTGGTCCAGTTAAAGCTAAAAGGATTTTAGAAAAATGCACAAACGAATTAGAGATGTATCAAGCCGTCCTAGACGCTTACGAGGAAAATACGGAGCGAGTCTTGGAGAACGGACGACTGTTGTGGCTGCAAAGATCGCCAAAACAGCTCTGGAAGCCACCGAAGTTACCGTTATAGAATGGTTAGATGCAATGGCACAGGGCGAGTGGCATGAGCCTAAGCGTGAAGATTTGCTGTGTAAGACTGCAGGATTTATTGTATTTGAAGATAAAGAACAAGTAGAGATTGCAGGAACAATCACAGATGGAATGGTAAATAACAGCATTACAATTCCTAAGCAAATGATTATTAAACGAAAGGTGATTCAAATTGAAACCACAGTCAGCGAAAGCAAAGGGAAGAAACCTACAAAAGTGGGTAAGAGACCAAATACTTGAACGATTCCCTATTCTTACTCCTGATGATGTTAGGTCTACATCCATGGGAGCTGGAGGGGAAGATATTCAATTAAGTACTCATGCTCGTGTGTTGTTTCCATTTACAGTGGAATGTAAAAATAGAAAAGCAATTGCAGTATATAAGGATTACGAACAGGCAGTTGGACACAATCTGATTACTCCGTTAGTTGTTCTTAAACAGAATCATAGTAAACCCTTAGCTCTATTAGATGCAGAACACTTGTTTGACATGGTTTCACAGATTCACGATTTAAAACATCAAATAGATATTTTATTATTAACGAAAGGTAAATAAATGGAAGATAAATTTAAAATTACATTTGTATTAGAAAAGAAAGATTCAGTATTGAATCAGACTTTTGTAATTAATGATGACTGTGGATGGCAAGAATTGATTCATCGTTTTGCTGAGTTTTTATCGGCTGACTTTGGATATTCTTTTACCGATAAAATCAAATATCTTGTGATGTTTCAGACTGCATTTAGTCGAACAGAAGATAACGAAATTGAAGAAGACGTATGGAATCAGTTTATCAAGTTTGCTAAAAGTAACGACCATCAACACGAACTATTTGAACAGACTAATAAAGATAAGGAATGGTCTTAATGAAGATCCTATTGTTGGACATTGAGTCTAGTCCTAACACAGCCCATGTGTGGGGATTATGGCAACAGAATGTCAGTATTAATCAACTAATGGAATCTTCTTATGTTCTGTGCTATGCTGCTAAGTGGCTGGGAGATAAAAAGATTCACTTTGATTCTGTACATCAATCACGACCAAAGACAATGTTAAAGGGTATTCATGGGTTACTTAATGATGCAGATGCAGTCGTTCATTATAATGGTACTAAGTTTGATATTCCTACTCTCAACAAAGAATTTCTCTTACATCGTTTTACTCCCCCAGCACCTTATAAACAAGTTGATTTACTGCGTGTTGTTCGTAGCAACTTTCGATTTCCTAGTAATAAGTTGGACTATGTCGCCCAACGGTTAGGACTTGGAAAGAAACACGAACACGAAGGACATGAACTCTGGGTTAAGTGCATGAACGGTGATAAGGACGCTTGGAGTCGCATGGAGAAATACAATATTCAAGATGTAGTTTTACTTGAATCTTTGTATAACACTTTGTTACCTTGGATTAAACACCATCCAAATCACAATCATCATTCAGAAGATATTGTATGTCCTACTTGCTCTAGTCACAACTTACAGAAGCGAGGAAGTGCTATCAGTATCTCTGGTACTTATCAACGATACCAGTGTAAAGATTGTGGTAGTTGGAGCCAAGGAACTAAATCAGTTAAGCCATCTGTAGGAGTAAAACATTATGCGTGATGAGCCGTTTGTTCTTCCAGTTCCTAGTCACGAGATTACTCTTGAAGATTATTTCAAGAACTTACAAGCAATTCCTGATAAAGAAGATGAAGTAAATGATGTACAAGTAGGTGGAGACCATTACAGAAAATCTTCTTTACAGCCTTGGGATATTTTTCTTGATTGGGGGCTTGACCCTTGGGCAGCAAATGTGGTAAAATATATACTTCGATTTCCGCATAAGAATGGCTTAGAAGACTTAGAAAAAGCCAGACATTATGTGGATTTTTTAATCTCTAATTATGACCAAGTCTTTGAGAAATACTACAAGGATAAGTGATGCAATTAACATTAGAAGAATTAAAAGAGCGTTTAAAAACTGTTCCCGAAGTTGATCTGCTAGAATTATTAGATATTACGGCAGAAGATTTAGTTACTCAGTTTTCTGAACGAATTGAAGACAATCAGGAAATCTTAAACAACGAAGTTCAATGGGAAGATGATGAATAAATACGAAATGACACCTTATAATACATTCATCGCTAAGAGCCGATACAGTCGGTATTTAGATGATAAAGGACGTAGAGAGCATTGGCACGAAACAGTAGCACGATACTTTGATTTTATGGAAAAGCATTTAGCAGAAAAACAGAATTATTTATTAACTGCTGAATTGCGTAAAGAATTACAAGATGCAGTAACCGCATTAGATGTTGTACCTAGTATGAGAGCAGTAATGACTGCAGGACCAGCATTAGAGCGTCAGAATGTTGCTGCTTTCAATTGTTCGTATTTACCTATTGATGACCCTAAAGCATTTGATGAAGCGATGTATATCTTGCTGTGCGGTACTGGAGTAGGTTTCTCAGTGGAGCAGAAATATGTTTCTAAATTACCTGAAGTCCCGGATCAGTTGTTCCCTAGTCAGACTACTATTAGTGTGTCGGATTCTAAAGAAGGATGGGCAAAATCACTTAGACAACTCATTGCTCTTCTTTATTCTGGTGAAATTCCAAGGTATGACTTATCAAAAGTTAGACCTGCTGGAGCACGACTCAGGACTTTCGGAGGAAGAGCTTCTGGACCCGGACCTTTGGAAGACTTGTTTAAGTTCGTTACTGCCAAGTTTAAAGGAGCCGTTGGTAGGCATCTCTCATCAATCGAATGCCATGATATTCTCTGCAAAATCGGGGAAGTTGTTGTTGTGGGCGGGGTCAGACGATCTGCAATGATTTCTTTGTCTGACTTATCAGACGATAAGATGGCTCATGCTAAGGCAGGAAACTGGTGGGAAGGGCAAGGACACAGAGCACTAGCAAACAACTCAGCAACCTATGCAGAAACTCCTTCAATTGGACAGTTTATGCGTGAATGGGTTTCTATCTATGAATCACACTCAGGTGAGCGTGGTATTTTTAATCGTGAAGCTTCACAAGCACAAGCAGCCAAGAACGGGAGACGAGATGCAGAACAAGAATTTGGAACTAACCCATGCTCAGAGATTATTCTTCGACCTTATCAGTTTTGTAATCTCTCTAGTTGTATCATTAGGTCTACTGATAGCGGGGCTGATATTTCTCGTAAAATTCGCCTTGCAACTATTTTGGGAACTTTTCAAGCCTCGCTTACGCACTTTCCTTACCTTCGTAAGATCTGGCAAAAGAACACAGAAGAAGAAGCCCTCTTAGGTGTATCCATGACTGGTATTTTAGATAATACCTTATTAAACAACCCTGATGATCCTGAACTACCTACTCGATTGGAGACTTTGCGTGAACTTGCTATTAGCGTCAATAAAGAATTTGCATCTGCTATTGGTATTAATCAGTCTGTCGCTGTTACTGCTGTTAAACCTGAAGGCACAGTATCTCAGTTATGTTCAACTGCAAGTGGCGTTCATCCTCAGCATAGTCAGTATTATATTCGTCGTGTTAGAGCCGATAATAAGGACCCTTTAACACAGTTTATGACACAAGCAGGATTTGTATCAGAGCCTTGCTATCTTAAACCTGAATCAACTACTGTCTTTAGTTTTCCAGTTAAAGTAGCTGACGGAGCATTACTTCGTGAGGATTTAACAGCTATTGAACACCTACGCTTGTGGTTGCTCTTTCAGCGTCATTATTGTGAGCATAAGCCATCAGTAACTATCAGTGTTCGTGAGAACGAATGGATGGATGTAGGGGCTTGGGTATTTAAACACTTTAATGAGATTACTGGAGTGTCATTCCTGCCAATGGATGGTGGTACTTATAAACAAGCACCGTATGAGGAGTGTGATGAGGAAAAATATAATCAGTTAAAATTGTTAGTTCCTGAATCAGTTGACTGGGAGAACTTCAAAGAATACGATGACAATGTTGAAGGTGCTCAGACTTTATCATGCACTGCTGGAGGATGCGAAATATGACCTATGTAGACTTTCATTGGATTTGTGGCTTCTCAATCGGATTTGAATATGTTCCTGATTTTCAGGATGAGAGGCACTTTGCAGTAGACCTTGGTTGTCTTAGGATAACCTTCAGTAGGTCTAACGAAGAAGAGTAATAAAAAAGCCCCGAAAGGGGCTTCTTCTTATTCGTTTGTTATAGGAT